CCACTCCCGGCCTTTCCTGAATAGTGGGATTTTTTACATCTTTGTTAAGGAAAACAAACAATGCCACATACTGTTTTTACGCGTGACGCAGGCGGGGGTATCTTTTCCCGCAATGTTCCTGAGAACTTTATTGACTTCGGAGCTTTTCCATATGTTCTTAGTCAATCAAGTTTCCAACGTTGCCTTGTAGCTTCTCTTGTTGCTAGTACCACCGCAGCTAGAACTTCTAATGTAGTGACTGTCACCGCTACTGCTCATGGGATTCCTAATATTTATAATGGATTCCGTTTTTATTACCCGGGTTCTGCTGGATTGGCGGCTGGATGGGTTGATAATATTACTGTTGTCGATGCTAATACTATTACCTTCCCATCAGTTGGTGCTGATTTTACTAGTCAGAGTGTTAATGCTGCGGCTGCCTATACTACCGCAACCAATATTCCTGGTGGAATTCTTATCCCGGCTGGTATGATGTCTGATTCTTCTTCTATCAGACTCACTGCTCATATTGCTTCTCTTAATACGGTGGCCACTAAAACCGTTAGACCATTCTTAGGAGCTAATGCTATTGCTCCAGCTCAATCCGGAACCACCTTTAATTGTATGTTAAGAGAGTGGGAATTTTGTATGCTGAATACTACCCAAATTGTCGGTCATATAGTCACCAGTAACAATTTAGGTAGCGGTGCCATCTCATCTGGAGTTGCCTTTAATACTTTGGCAGACAATTTAATTCTTACCCAGCTTACCGTAAGTGCGGCCCAAGATTTTATTGCTCTACTTCAAGCGCCTAAGATCATTCTTTTCCGATAAAAACAATCCCCCGTTTCGGCGGGGTTTTCCTTTAAGGAGGAATAAACAATGGGTAGTTTTATTCACGTATATACGGATGGCGGGGGAATTCGAGAAGCACGTGTTCCTGATGATTATTCTGGACTAGGAAGCCAACCGTTCGTTGTAAACTTTCCTGGTTTTCGTAAGAGTCTTCTTGCATCTCTGGCGGCTTCTGGTAATCAGGCTTCTAGAACTTCTAATATTGTAACCATCGCAGCTACTGCTCATGGGATTCCTACTGGTTCTACTTATGTAGGCTTCCGCTTTTTCTATCCAGGTTCTGCTAGTCTTGCAGCAGGTTGGTATGATAGTATTACTGACGTTCAAACAAATACTATCTCCTTTAATGCTCCTGGTGCTAACTTTGGTAGTGAGAATGTTAATGGGGGTGTAGCCTATACTACATTGACTGATGTAGCTTCTCTTACAGTTCCAGCAGCATTCATGTCTCCAGGAACTAATATGTCATTAGTTGGATATAGTGGGGGAGATACTACATCTGCGACAAAATATATTCGCACATATTTGAATACGCTTAATGTGCATACCCATGGAGTTACAACAACGCCATTTGTCCGATTCCAAGGATCAAATATCTTAGTAGAGGGGGGTAAGTCCTATGGACATTCTGGATTTGACAATCTAAGTTCTGTTACTGAATATTTGCAGAATATTACATTGGGAGCGGACGGAACCTTTTTAGTTAAGGCTTCCTTATCAGCGGCGTCTGCTTTTATTTATATACCCACTATGGAACTAACTCTATCTTAAGGATTCCTTGAAATGGCTATTACACGTTACGCAACAAAAGCTGAAGCTGAGGCAACAGGAGGTCAAGTTTCCTGGGTCTTTGATGATGATGGTAATAACTGGGAAGTTCGTACAGATTCTGATGTTTATGAGGATCCAAGACCAACTGTTTCTAAATGGCAACTGATTCAGGCTTGTGCGGATGCGGGAATTACTGAGGCCCAGATTGATACCGCAGTCCTGACTCTCACAAACAAACGGCAAAGATTCTGGAAGTACACAAACGTAATCGACAGGGACAATCCTATGTCTTCAGGATTACGAACCGCACTTACCCCTGTTCCTACCCCGAATCAGTGGAATGCTATCTTCCTGGCGGCTAGTCAGCTTGATCCATTAAAAGTTTAAGGAAAAACCATGAATTATGCCGAGGCAGTTGATGCCGTTCTTTCAGTAATCAAGCGTCCGGATAAAACTGCTGAGGCTGGCATTGTGGTTAATGCAGTTCTTAGCAGGGCAATCCTTAAGACTGAATTCTCACGGGATCTGGTGGAAACTTCAATTCCACTGGATTCCTCTCTTTATGTCCAGACTATTGATCTTTCCTCCTTATCCCCCGCGCTTGTCAGATTCCGCAAGTGGAAATACTTGAAACTTCCTGGCGCTACCCGTTATCTTAATTTCATTGACCCACAGAATGTGTTTGTTCCTGGAGGCTTTACCCAGGTCGATGGATATTACATGATTGGATCAAGTCTTACGATCATTCCATCTTCCACTGCCTCTTCTTTACTAGTTGGTTATTATCAATATGCGCCAACCCTTACAGGAACAGCTGAGCATTGGTTCCTGGAACTCTGTCCGTATGCAATTGTTTATCAGGCAATTGGTGAACTTTTAATTTCAATGGGTGATGCATCCAATGGAAAGACTTATAAATCCATGGGTGATGAGATGTATATGGTAGCTGTAAATGATTTCAGAGATCAGATCACGCATTAAAAGGAGCTTTGATCATGCAAGAAGAAAGAAGAAAATACGACCACATGACAGACTCTCAGAAAATTGATCTCCTATTGGAAAAGCACGAGGAACTTCTTAATGCTTTTCCATATGGTATTGATCATCATAAAAGGGAACACCAGGCCGCAGAGGAATCTAAGCAAGAGAATGCAAAACTCCTCAAAGAGTTAAAGCACTCAATTCTTAAAACCTGCGTCCTGGTTGTTCTTACCTCCGTAGCAGGACTTTTAATGATGGGAGCCAATGTGAAATTCGTTGCCTTCCTAAGGGGGTTAAATGCTATTCAATAGATTCAGTGAGAGAATTAAGGCTGCGTCAGCTGGGGGATTTGCTGGAATTCCAGGAGGTGCAGCTGGGGATATTCTAGTTAAAGTCTCAGGAACAGACTACGACTATATTTGGACCGCAGCTCCTGGCACTTTTACAATTTCTGCCGGCAATTATGTTTATTTTGCCTATGTAGTTGATGACATTCAAATTAATGTAGCAGATATGACAGCAACCGTTGGTGGGGCTGTTCCTACTCCTCCCAATGATGCAACTTATTATCTTAATGGAACTGGAGCTTGGTCTATTCCTTCATCTGGAGCTGCACCAAGTCCAACAGAAACAAGAATAGGTTTCAGTGCTGCAACTAATGGCGCAACGATGACAGTCAATACTACTAGTGCAATTTCTCCGATGACTGTTCATACAACGGGTCCAGGAATTTATAACTGGGATGATATTTGGATCTGGGCAGCAAATACTGATACAGTCAGTAGAACCATTTCTCTTTATTTTGGTGCTCACAGTTCTCTTGGAGATCAGGTTGTAGGTAATTATGATCTTCCTCCAGGCGGTGCCCCTGTTCTTATTTGTCCAGGACTCTTCTTGCAGAATAGTGGTGTAGTTGAGGCATATGCCAGTATTGCAAATAAGATAAATCTAACTGGTTACGTTAATAGGTGTGTGGTATGACAGACTATGTTAAAGTACCCTTCACTGGGAGGGCTGGTGGGAAACCTATTCAGATCACTGCTACATCTCTTGCAACTGCTCAGACTATTCACACAACAAATGCTGGAACAGGAACCTGGGATGAGATTTGGTTATGGGTTACAAATCCACAAGATACTCCTGCATCTATAACTATTGCTTTTGGTTATGATAATACTAATAGTACAATAGCTTGTAAGGATGTGGAAATTCCAGCCAATTCCGAACCTGTTTTGATTCTAGCTGGAACAATGCTGCAAAATTCCAAGACCGTGAAAGCTTATGCAAGTGTTTCCGGATATATCAATGTTCTTGGTTATGTGAAGAGGGTATAATGGATCCAGTAATTCACCAAACAGAGAGAGCAAATAATAAACCCATAGTCATTGCAGCTGGAACTACTGGGTCTGCTACAATCAATAGACGTGCTGGCAGGGTTAATATGGCCGCAGGCGCTTCCCTTCTTGTGGTCACAAATAAACTAGCAACTGTAAACAGTGTGATTCTTGCAACTGTGGGCTCAAATGATTCCACCCTCAAATCTGTTCAAGCTGTCTCTGATGCTGGTTATTTTATCCTTTATGGAAATGCAGCAGCTACGGCAGAGACTAGGATAAGCTTTTTACTTTTGGCAGGAGCATAACAATGGCAGATTTAGCAGGACGTTATCCAATTGCAACAACTGACGGAATTGCTATTCCGAATGATACAATCCGCCCGAGAGGTCTTTATAGGATTGCTATCTCAACTTCAGCAACAGCAGAACTTACATTGGCCGGAAGCTATAAGACCAT